GCGTCGCAAGATGATGACGACCTATGACGAGGACGGCCACGCCATGTTCGTCATCCAGAAGGAGGCCCCCAACTCCCCGGCCAAGATCGACGCCGCCGCGGCCGGCGCCCTGAGCTGGCAGGCCCGAGGCGACGCGATCGCGGCCGGCACCGCGACGCCGGGTACCTACGACAGCCCCGCCCTGAAGTGCGCCACCTGCGGGCACCTCAAGCGGTTGCACACCCCGAAGTGTCGGGTCCGTCCGTCGAAACACTGTGACGCGTTCGTTGAGCCGGAAGTTGCGGCAACTGCGTAGGGTATCCTGAGGCCAGACGGCCCCTGGTCGTCTGTGACCGCGTGAGGAGCGAATGAGGAATCCACTGAGCCGGGTCTTCAGGGGCCGGAAGTCTGCGAACCTCACGCCCGACGGGCTGCCCATCACCGAGTTTCCCGCCCCGGTCGTGCAGCTGCTGCGTCTGTACGGCGCGATGGGCGGAACCTACGCCCAGCTCTATGCGTCCCAGCCCAACGTGCGCACGGTGATCGATGACCTCGCGCGCGAGGCGGCCGAGCTGTCCCTGAAGATGTACCTCAAGGATCCGCGCGGGGGAGAGCTGCCCGACGCGCGCCTGGAGGTCGACCACCCGATGATGGACCTGCTGTCCGATCCGATGCCCGGGCTGGCGCTGTACCGGTTCTGGTTCTCGCTGTTCGCCGACATCGCGATCTATGACCGCGCGCTCTGGTGGAAGCTCAATCGCAAGGGCGCCGGCCCGCCGCAGCAGCTGATGCGGATCCCGCCGGCGAACCTGCTGCCGATCCCGGACCCGATCACCGGCGAGGTGCACAAGTGGCGGAACCAGAACGGCCAGGAGATCTCCACGAACAACCTCGTGGTGTTCTGGGGCTATGACCCGCAGGTGAACCACGGCTCGATCGCGCCGATGGAAACGCTTCGCCGGATCCTGGCCGAGGAGTTCGCGACCAACGCCGACCGAGAGGGCCGGTGGAACAACTCGCTGCGCAAGGACGGCGTCATCGAGCAGGCATCCGACGCACCGCCGATGTCGGACGAAGCGCGCGAGTCCTTCCTGCTGGACGTCGAGGACTCGCTGTCGGGAGCGGACAAGACCGCGCATCCGCTGCTGCTGCAGCCCGGGATGAACTGGAAGGACATCCAGTGGAGTCCGAAGGACATGGAGTACATCCAGGGGCGCAAGCTGAACCGCACCGAGGTCGCGGCGGCCTTCCACTACCCGGCCGCCAAGGTGCTGGCCGCCGAGAACGGCGCCGATCCGGACGCCAACACGCTGAACTACTTCTACACCTCGACCCTGCCGCCCTACCTGTCCCGCGTCGAGTCTGAGATCGAGGCGCAGCTGCTGCCGGAGTTCGAGCTGAGTGCGAAGACGCGCAAGACGTTCTATCTTGAGTTCAACTTGGACGCCAAGATGCGCGGATCTTTCGAGACCCAAGCGGCCGTGATGGCAACGACCGCCGGCGGTCCGGTCGTGACCGTCAACGAGGCACGCGCGCGGCTGAACCTGCCGCCGATCGAGGACGGTGACAAGATCTTCATCCCGATGAACTCGATGCGGGCCGGCGGACCGCAGGCCGGACCCCAAAGTCCGGTCGATACACCTGCTGACGGGGTCAATCCTCCAGGTACGACACCCACTCCAGCCCCGTCACAGGCTCCGACACCCCCGGGGCAGGTCTCCCGGGCCGCTCCGGGGGACGTCGGACCGTTCTTGGTGATGGGAGGCGAACTCAAGGAGCTGCTGTCCCCGAACGCGGGCGACGAAACGATCGAGGCGATCCTTTCCAAACACGACGCCAGGACCGCGCGGACCAAGGCGATGTCCGATCACGTCGCGTTCCTGCGCGAGGTGCGCGCGAGGTATGAGGGCCGGTTCTCCAAGATGCTCGGCAAGTTCTTCACCCGCCAGCGCAACGCCGCGACCGGGGGCAAGCCGGTGGCGACCGCGCGGTGGGACAAGGAACTCGCCGACGATCTGTTCGGCGTGTTCCTGCAGATCATCGAGGTGGTCGGTGGAGACGCCGCCAAGCGTCTCAGTGGGGACTGGTCGACCGAGCGCACGGTGGACTACCTGCGTAAGCACACCGCGATGACCGCCAAGTCGATCAATGCCGCGACCGCGGAGCAGCTCAAGGCCGACGGAGCCGATGTTGAGGTCATCTTCGGGGAGGGGCGCATCACCGAGCTGTCCACGTCGCTGACCACCCACTCGACGAGCTGGGGGGTGGGCGAGGCGGTACACCAGAACGATGCCGAGGACGCGGTGCACAAGACCTGGCACACGACCTCGGGGAATCCGCGGGCCACCCACGCCGCCCTCGACGGTACGACGATCCCGTTCGCCGAGGCGTTCGATAACGGGCTGAAAGCCCCAGGAGATGGGTCGACCGGCAACATCGAGGAGCTTGCCAACTGTGCGTGTGTGCTCACGATCGGCAGCCCCGACAGGGCGTCAGGTTAAGATGAGCCAGGCCGAGATCTCAGGAGATCGACGATGAAACTCACCAAGACGTATGACGTCACGTCCTTCAAGGCCCTCCCCAGTGAGGGTGAGGGTACCTTCGAAGCGATCGTGAGTGTGTTCTCGAACGTCGACCTTCAGGGGGACAGGGTTGTCCCCGGGGCGTTCTCCAAGTCGATCGAGAAGTGGAAGAGCAGCGGGGATAAGGTGCCCGTGATCTGGAGCCACGATTGGGCCGACCCCTTCGCGCACATCGGCTACGTCGATCCCGGCGACATGCACGAGATCGCGCCGGGCAAGGCCGGCGCGCTCAAGGGCGGTCTGCTCGTCAAGGGCCACCTCGATGTCGACAAGCCGTTCGCCAAGCAGGTCTACGATCTGCTCGCCGAGCGCCGCGTCACCGAGTTCTCGTTCGCATATGACGTACCGGCCGGCGGAGAGCAGCGCGGCAAGGACGGCGCCAACGAACTGCACACGCTCGACATCCTGGAGGTCGGCCCAACATTGAAGGGCGCGAACACCGAGACCGTGCTGCTCGGCGTGAAGTCCCGCCTCGATGAGGCCGCCGCGCTCGAGCACGGGGGCAAGCACGGCACCCACGATCAGTCCGAGCACGGGAACTGGGCGGATGGTGGTGGTGGTGGACATATCACGGAGTCCGGAGCGCAAAGCACAGGTACGCCGGAACAGGAGCGCGAGGCTCAGGGCGTGCTCGAAGAGCTGGTCAGCGCCGATCTCGTGTCGGAAGACGTCATCGATGAGGTCGCCGATCCAACGCTCGGTTCCTACGATGCGTTGCACGATCTGGTCGCTGCGGGTCACATCGACTTCGAGATGCTCGATGAGGTACGCCGTGGACTCGGGATACCGCGCGACTCCGCACTGTTCCGTAGCTTCGGTCTGTGGAAGGGGTCCAAGGCCGGCCGCGTGATCGGATCCAAGGCCACCGCCGCGCTGAAGTCCCGCCTCAACGACGCGGTCGATGCGTTCGTCGCCGAGATGAACGGATCGGCCGAGGAGAAGGCGGCCGAGCCCGAGCCCGCCAAGGAACTCGAACCCGGTGACGAGAAGGACTTCGCGCGCGGGTACGCGGACGCCTCCGCCGGACGTAAGGCTATCGAGAACGAGGAGTTGACCACCGAGTACGTGCGCGGATTCGACGAGGGCCGCGCCGATCGCGCCACCGTCGAGCACGCCGAGGTCGCCGACCTCAACGCGAAGCTGTCCGATCTGCTCGAGGCGTAACCCGTGCCCGGCCTTGACCGGTCGACGCTCGATGCCCTGATCGGGCTGGGCGAGGCTGACATCTTTGCGAAGTACTCCGAGGATCAGCCCCGAGACTGGCACGGCCGGTTCGGGGAGGGACACGCGGTCGCACCAGTGCCTGGCGAGATCCCGGTTCCACCCGGCCAGGGGAGGGATTGGGTTCCAGGAGAACAGGGCGTGCAGATCGAATCGCATGCTGCGCGGATCGACATCGTGAACCGGGGCGCGGGCGAGGGCGGGGAGATGATCAGCATCGGCGGATCTCGTACGTACGCCGACCTTCAGCAGGTGCGGGATTACGTCTCCGGCCTGCCAGACAACTCGACCGTGGTGACTGGCGCGACGCACGGCGTCGACTACGCCGCGCGGGAGGCGGCGATCGAACGGGGTCTCGAGCTGCGCGTCTACAACCCGCGCTTCGAGGACTATCCCACGCGCGCCGATGCGTACTACGCGCGCAACAACGAGATCGTCGCCACATCCGATCGGATAGTGTCCTTCTGGGACGGTGTCTCGACCGGCACTCAGGAAGCCATCGACTACTCACGTAGCATCGGGAAGCCGGTTGAGATCCACACCCCCGACGGATCCGATCTCGCCCCGATGGCGGATGTGAAGTTCCGGATCGGCACGATGCGCGAGGAGGATCAGGTGACCGTGCGCGAGACGCTCGCCAAGCTCGCGGGCAAGTACCCGTCCGTGGTCTCGCTCATCCGCAACGTGCAGGCGTCTCCGCTGAAGACGCGGTGGGGGTCGATGGATGATCGCGGCAACATGAAGCTCACGAACCTCGGCACGAAGTACGACGAGATGATCGACCCGACGCTGGACAACACCGTGGCGCACGAGTTCGGGCACGCACTGTTTCGGGACATGGCCGGT